AATATTGTATAATTCAATGTTAAGGAATAAACAGTACCCACAGAATAAAAACCATAATTTTGGGGACTCATTGAGTTATATGTGTATTTATTTTTTGTAATAAATTTAATTGTATCAACCGGCATCATATCCATTGGTAAACCCATCTCACCAATTCTATATTGTTTAATAACCCAAGTTTGTCCAACCAAAGAGTATGTACTATCTTGTGTTGTTGGATTTGGGGTTACATATGGTTGATATTCACCAGGTTCAATAACTTGTTTCTCACAAGATAATAACCCAACTAATACTAATGTTAAAAAAATTATTTTTTTCATATCTTATTTTGTTACTAATGATTCAATTTTACTTTTAACTTGATCACTTATAGAAATATCTTCCACATTACTAATAATTACTGAATTAATTAAAATTTTATTTGGTATATGTACTAAGAATGCGTCTCCATTGTAAAAACTCAAATTATTTCCCAATTCAATTGACCCATGAATCATTTTTAAAAATATTTTATATTGAATCTGATCCATAAATGTCTCATCAATTAACACACCCATACTTTCATTAATAACTTTTAGTGTGTATCCCGTAATTGTTTGTTTTAACATAATCTATAATTTTTTATAAAGATAATACATTATTTTATAATAACAAATTTTTTACCAACTTTTTTTAGTGTACCAACAAAATCATTTTTATGGTCAATACCACCCCAAAAACCACTTCCGTCCGACCAAACTCCTTTTTTATTATTTTTATATACTGATTCATCCTCAAAAATAATGTAATCAGGTTGATCATGTTTAGGTAAAGCATATGCTCTTGTCATTTCTCTATGCTCAGATGGTGAGTAATTACCCAACCAATCTTGTCGACATAAAAATGTTGCCTGTCCAACAATAACTTCTTGTCCATCAAGAATAACTTTTTTGTTGAATTTTTTTTTAAATGTGTGAATGTAAGTTCCCATTTTTTAAATTTTAGACGTTTGAATTAATATTAATAAATTTATTATAAAGATTGTACTTGTTCCATAATGTCAGTAACCTCATCAGGACTCAAGTACCCAATAACATCATTTGTTACAGGAGTATCATAAGTTAAGTCACCATCTTTACCTAAAACGGCAATTTCAAACAAACCATCGTCACCACCATATGAATGTGTGTGAGAAACAACAGATACACCGTATCCATTTTCAAACACCATTCGACACTTCACACCAATTTGGTACGGAGCGTCTTCAATTTTTTCAAACTCTAAATCTTCAAATTTTTTCATAATATATTTTTTAATTTTTAATTACAGAACAAAGGTAATACTTTTTTTTAAACTGCCAAACAAAAAATAAAAAATCCCATAATTTTTTTAAAAAAGTTATGGGATTATCTTTTTGATTAACCATTAAATAACTAAGAAAGAGGATTTTGGTTGTTATTTGTACGATATAAATATACTATAATTTATTAAAAGTTAACTTTATTGTAAATTTTTAACAATTATTTTATAAAATTCATCTGTTTTATTTGTAATTGGTAATTCATCAATACTATAATATCCACACTCACTATGTTCCCCACCATCTTTTGCGTTATCTAGATCTGGATATATCTTATTTTCAACCTCAAGACCATAGACATACATAAAACCTTTTAGGTAGGTACCGTCTTTGTTAAATCTATCAACAAACCCAACCAAATTTAATTTATCGTTGATTTTAATATTTGTTTCCTCAAAAAATTCCCTACGAGCAGCCTCTTCAGGTGTTTCACCATCTTCTATTCCCCCACCAGGGATTGACCATTGATTTGGCATTGTGTTGTCACTACTTCTTTTACACAACAATACCTTGTCATTACATTTAACTAATATTCCAGAAAATCTTTTGTTTTTTTTCATACCTCACATATTTATATATATATGGAAGTAATAATAAACAATAATCTTTTTAATGTCAAATCTGCAATTACCGATAAAGACATTCAAGATGGAATGAAAGGTAAAAAATTTGATGACGAATTTAACGGTATGTTATTTGTAATGAATGAAGGTACTCATTCATTTTGGATGAAGGATTGTACTACTTCTTTAGATATTATTTTTATATCAGATGAATCAATAATAAAAATTTACTCGGATTGTCCACCTTGTCGGGAACAAGACGATTCGAAATGTCCCCAATATGATGGTGTTGGTGATATGATCTTAGAGATCAATGGTGGTGACTGTATTAAATACGATATCACCGAGGGTGATTCAATTTTGATTAAAGAGTGATTTCTGAATTCTAAAAGGTTCAACTCTATCTTTCGCAATTTTTGCGTAATTTGGAGATAACTCAATTCCAACCCAACGTCTTCCCAATATTTCAGCAGCAACCAAACTAGTTCCGCTACCAGCAAATGGATCTAAAACAATATCATTCTTATACGATAAAATTTTAATTGCCTTTGTTGGGATGTCCATTGAGAATGTTGCCTTAGTCATTGACTTAGTATCTGCAAAATAATTCCACTGACCAAAAACAAGTTCCATGAACTCTTTCTTATCATTTTCTTCATAAACAGTTTTCTTTTTGGTGGTCCCGTCTTCTTGTTCAACATCAGTTGGAACACCTGTCCATTCAGGTTGACCTTTTACCTTTTTAATGTGTTGTTTTTTATACGCTAAAATTACACACTCTTTTGGGTTATAAATGTATGGACTAGAAGGACTCATCCAAGAACCCCAAGCGGTTGTTTTACTTCTATGTGGCGAGTCTTCTTCAAGATCCACAACACCAAAGAAACCATAACCAATTTCTTTCATAATTTGCCACATTTCTGAAAGAAATAAAATTCTACCTCCCTTAGTTTGTCTATTGATCTCATAAGGAATATTCAAGGCAATTCGACCATCATCCTTTAAAACTTTGTAAGCCTCTGTTAACCAATCTTTGGCGAACTCAATATACTCCTCAAACGCAACATCATCGTCATGTACATCATAATCGATTCCAACACCATAGGGTGGGGATGTTACAATTAAATCCACACAACCTTCAGGAAATGTTTTCATTACATCAATACAACTACCATTAATAATTTTACCAGTAATGTCTTCTAAATTTTTCATACTTTTTTTTTAATTAATTAAACAATTTTAATAAACCTAACTATAATTTTTTTTATTGTCAAATTTTTATTAAACTATTTCTGTAATTATTTGCGCTAATTTATATCCTGCAAATGCTCCCGCAGCGGCTGAACCAGGAAGAACTATAAACTTACCTAAAATTGTGTCATATTTTTTTCTATTGACAATATATGATATTAAAACGTAATACAGAACATAATTTATTAAAACTAAAAAGTCCAATTCTTTTGCAACAAACACAACAATAGAATTACCTAAAAACCCCCACATAAAATTTATGAAAGTTTCCCGTAGTAATTCACTTGGTGTTGTGATTGCGTCTAAAACTGAAATTTCTTTACTAAATCCTGTTTTATTTTTCGATGTTTTCAATGTGGTGTTGGATGTACCATAGGGCTTTTCTGAGGTCTTCAAGTTCTGTATCTTTTCTTTTTTTTCCTGCACGGCTAATATATTTTATTGCATTTCCTAAACTAAACCCCAAATCCCAAGCATCAATAACTTTTATTGCTTCGTATTCGTTATTTTTTCCCCCATAATGTTGAGGATGATTTACTTGTTCTATTTTTATCGGTGGACACTGACAAAGTCCGGTTCCACCACATACACATTCTTTATCCATTATTCTTCTTTATATTCGTTTAATAATTCATCATTAGAAATTGTACCATATTTACCACTAAGATTATTTGTGTCAATATTTTTAGTCATCATGGTTTTTATACGGTATATTTGTTTTGTTTCGTGGAGTGATTTAACAATCTCAAAAATAATTTTATATGGGTCTGCGTTTGATCCTGGTCTTCTGTCTTCAAGATATCCTTTCCATTCCTCTGCGGTTTCTTTTGGAACTCTAATTGATGCTCCTCGATCAGAGACACCCCAACTAAACTTATCTATTGATTGTGTTTCGTATTCACCAGTAAGTCTTAAATTATTGTTTGAACCGTAAGATTTAATGTGTTGACGATGTCTTGATTCAAATGCGTTAAACAATGACATAAAATATTCTTTATTTCCATCATTTCTCATAATATCTGTTGAAAAATTTGTATGAAGACCAGACCCATTCCATTTACCATGTGTAATTGGTTTTGGGTGTAATTCAATGTGGTATGAATATTTCTCTGAGGTTTTAAAAAGAAAATATCTTGTCATCCAAAGATCATCTCCACTTTTTAATTTTTCTTTAGATAATACTTGGTATTCCCATTGTCCTAACGCAACCTCAGCATTAACTCCTGTAATATCAATTCCATAATTTAAACACATATTTAAATGTTTATCAACAAAATCTCTTCCAACAACATATTGACCAACTCCACAATAATATTTACCTTGTGGTTCCAAGTTGTTTTGATCATGACCTAAAACGCATTTGTTTTTTTTGTCGTATATAAAGTATTCTTGTTCAAAACCAAACCAAAGATCTTCAAAACCTTCACCAATACTTGATCTTTTATTTGACTCGTGTGGTGACCCATCAGAATTTAATACCTCACATAAGACATATACGGTTGATTCCATATCTTTAAAATAATGTCTAACAGGTTTTAAAATACAATCTGAACTTCCTGTTTCAGCCTATAATGTTGAAGACCCATCAAAGTTCCAAATTGGGAAATTTCCATCAAGAAACGCTTCCTTAATAGATTGATAATCAACTATTTTTACCTTACTTCTAAGGTTTGGTTCAGGTGTATATCCGTCGATCCACACATATTCTAATTTAACTTTCATATACAATTTTAAAAATTTAATTCTTCTTTGTTTTTTTTATAATTTTCAATCATTTGAGTTTGATTAATGTAGGTAATCAATTTTCTTTTAAACAATGGAAGAAGCGTTTCATTTATTGGGAAATTCGCTTCACATAACATTTCATACAAAGGTAATTTTGATATATTATCTTGATTCCATTGACTAAATGTATTTATAATTTTTGTAATTGTCAAATTATTTTTTTTTTCAGAATAAATTAAATTTACTAATGTTTTACTTTCAGGTGATTTTTTATTTACTTGTTTAACATTAAATTCCCAAACATAAAACAAATTATCTTTTGAGTCTAAATAATAAAAATATCCTTTTTTTTGTAAAACCTCATTTTTGTTTTTTTTTATTCTTAAAATTACACTATCAAACACTATTTCCCAAACAGATTTAGCAATGTTGAAATATTCTAACATTCTTGGAGCACTATATGTTAATATTTTGTTAAATTCTTCTTTTTCCTCATTGTTTAATATTGGGATGTCTTTTATTTTTAAATCTTTTACTAATAATTCATCATCTATTGTTGTAAATTTTTTATTAGTATACATTATTTTTTTATCTCTGATTAAATTTTGAAGATTTGCCACGTGTAATGACAACTCAATGAATCCAGGATAGAGTTCCATATTATCTAATTTTTCCCCCATTTTTTGAAAGTAAGATAATAATTTATACTCTTTGTGTTCTTGATCAATGGGTTTTTCAAACATCCATTCAGTGTTCATTAAAAATTCTATTTTTTTCTTTTTTTCCATTACACATAAAGATAATAATATTATT